ATGTCCGCGAGAATGTGAAAGGTGCATGGGTACATCTTGGAGGAGACGAATGGCTTTGTAATGCTTGCGGTCATGTTATAACGACGGAAGGAAGCTGGGAGCATCCATCAGAAGATGATGAACGCAATTTCTGCGAAAACTGCGGAGCGGATATGAGGAAGGAGAAAGGATGAGTGACGATGAGGAGTAAAACGATAGTGATCCCCGGCAAGCCGCAGGGCAAGGGCAGGCCGAGGGTGACGCGGTACGGCACCTATACGCCGGAGAAAACGCGTGAATATGAAAATCTGATCCGGGCGTGCTGGCTTCAGCAGGCGGACGGCTGGACGGTGAGAGATGGCGGCGTCGGTATGATCGTGACCGCGTACTTCCCGATCCCGGTCAGCGCGAACAAAGACCGCAAAAGCGGGATGCGCTCCGGTAGGATCGCCCCGCAGGTCAAGCCGGACGGGGATAATATCCTCAAAGTGGTGGCTGATGCGCTCAACGGCTACGCCTACACGGATGATAAACAGGTGGTGTCCATGTCGATTCAGAAGCGGTATTCCGATGATCCGCGAGTGGAGGTGGTATTGTATGACCAAGAAGGTGTGTGATCTGTGCGGTGGGGAAATCTACATAGATAATAAAGAACTTGGAATATCTCTTATGACGAGCTTAATAACCACTGCAAACACATTCAAACATTCACCGGCCCCGGAGGATTCTGCAGCATGGCAAAAGAAAAGGAGTGAAGAATGAAACTATACGAAAGCTATCTGGCTGCCTGCCCGCACTACTGCAGCGAGGAGCGCATGCGCGTGATCTGCGCGGGCTGGGCGGACGGAATGACAATATCGGTGCGGTTCGAAACCGTTGGATCCGCTGCAGACCACAAGGAGCAGCACTGCAGGAGCCTGAAAGGCTGCACCGATTGCCCCATACATCAGATGCTCGATTTTGAGCTCGGAAACAGAAAAAGCCCCGGTTAAGGGGCTTCTTTTTTTAATCTAAACCCGTCTATCTAAATTTCGGGGGTGGGTATGGTACAGTATTCATACGAAACAGGAGGTGCGCGATGGCTACGGAGCCCGGCGTGTGGGAACAGATAAAAAAAGAATACCTGAAGGGCGACAAAAGTCAGCGCGCGCTCGCAGAAAAATACGGCGTGAGCGAGTACACGCTGTCGAAGCATGCGATCAAAGGCGGATGGAAAGCGCAGCGCGAAAATAAGCGGCAAAAAGTGGTTGAGAAAATCATTGCCAGCGCCGCGGAGGCCGAAGGCAGGCGCGCGGAGCGGCTTTCAAAAAGCGCCGAGAAGCTGCTGGGCACCATCGACGACCTGATCGACAACGCCGGCGACAAGCTGGGCCCGCGGGATCTTAGGGACCTGACCGGCGCGATCAAGGACATTAAGAGCATCTTGGAGGTACGCTCCGACGCGGATCTGAGAGAGCAGGAGGCCCGCATAAAGAAGCTCCAAAGGGAAGCCGAGCGCGGCGACCAGCCTGACCGGGAGATCCGGATCGTGATGAGCCCGGAGCTGGAGGCTCTTGGGAAGTAAGTAATCCAACAGGAGGATCTATATATGAGCAAATCCATTACGGTACCGGATATCGGATACAATCCCATCCGGCTGCAGATCAATAACAAGACCTACGACCTGATCCCCGGTGCGACCATGACCGTGCCGGACGAGGTGGCGGCCCTGCTGTCGCAGATTGCCGGCGCAAAACCAAAGGAGGACCCCGATATCGCTGACAAGCTGAACGCGACGCGCGGCGAGGTGAAGGCCATGATTGCCGCTGCCATGGACGCTCCGGACGCGCCGAAGTCTCCGATCGAGGTTGTGGGGACTTTCGACTGGGATGACGACAACGGCGTTGAAACCGTGATCATCACGGCAAGCCTGCAGGATCTCTTTGACCAGTATTTAAGCGGAAGGTCGGTCTATCTGTCGGAGTACTATGAAGGTACAAAGATGAGACACTTTATACTGGACGGCGTTGGATTGCGTACGAATGCGACAGACGACGACCCGGTGCTGTCTTATGCTCTGACGTTTACTAATATGGATCCCGGCAGCATTGGATCAAGACCGATGATCTGCGAATTCGACGGATCGCAAACCGGCGTGGTCAAACCGATGGTGGCCGCGGACTGGAGATTTCAGGTCACGGCTTCAAATGACTCCGGAGAGGTGGTTGCGACGACCACGACGCCATTCGCAACAGTCAGAAAAGCTGTGCAATACGGGATGACAGTGATCGCGGAGGTAACGGTCGGCGGCATGATCTACGAGGCGAGACTTGTTGCGCGCGATGCGAAAAGCATGTCGGATTCGCTGGTGTTTGGATTTTTAGCTGACTTCGGGGAACCGGGCGTGCCGATGCCGGTACTCCAGCAGATGGAATATACGGCCACCGGGATCAAGGTGGCGACGGTTCCGCTTGCGGTCGCAGAATGACGCTGACGCTGGACCCGCCGAGCGAGACGCAGCGGAAGTTTTTGTGCGCCGAGACGAAGTACGTTGCCTTTGGCGGGGCGCGGGGCGGCGGCAAGAGCTGGGCGGTGCGATTCAAGGCCGTGCTGCTGTCGATGCATTATCCCGGCATCATCATCATGATCGTGCGTAAGACCTACCCGGAGCTCAGGGCAAACCACATCAATCAGCTGCGGGCGCTGACGACGGACGTCGCCGATTACCGGGAGGTAAACAAGGAGCTCACGTTCTGCAACCGCTCCGTGATCCTGTTCCGGTACGCGCAAAATGAAAAGGATCTGGAAAAGTACCAAGGCACGGAATGCGACGTGCTGTTCATAGACGAGGCCACGCAGCTCACGGAAGAGCAATACGACAAGTTCAAGGCCTGCGTGCGCGGTGTGAACAGCTTTCCGAAACGGATCTACCTGACCTGCAACCCCGGCGGCGTGGGGCACCAATGGGTGAAACGCCTGTTTGTCGACCGGAAGTACAAGGACACGGAGATCCCTGCGGAATACACGTTCATAAAATCAAAGGTGACCGACAACAAGGCGCTGATGGAGAGCGACCCCGACTACGTGCGGCAGCTGGAAGCGCTGCCGCCGAAGCTCAGGAAAGCGTGGCTGGACGGCGACTGGGACATTTTCGAGGGACAGTTCTTCGAGGATTTCGCGGACAGGCCGGAGCAGTACATGGAGCGCACGTGGACGCACGTGATCGAGCCTTTCGAGGTGCCGGACGGGTGGAAGATCTACCGATCGTTCGACTGGGGCTACGCGAAGCCGTTCTCCTGCGGCTGGTGGGCCATTGATTACGACGGCGTCGCGTACCGGATACTGGAACTGTACGGCTGCCGTGAGACGCCGAACGAGGGCGTTAAGTGGACGGCAGACCGGGTGTTTTCGGAGATCCACCGGATCGAAACCGAGCACAGGTGGCTGAAGGGGAAAAGGATCCACGGCGTGGCGGACCCGGCGATCTGGGACGCGCAGTACGGCGAATCCATTGCCGAGACGGCGGCAAAGCATCAGGTCTTTTTTGAAAAGGGAGATCACGAGCGGCTGCCGGGCTGGATGCAGGTGCATTACCGTCTGGCGTTTGACGAAGCCGGATTCCCGATGATGTACATCTTTAAGACGTGTAAGGCTTTTATCCGGACGATCCCCCTACTGTGCTACGACGCGCACAAGCCGGAGGACGTGGACACGGACGGCGAAGACCACGTTGCAGACGAAACGCGCTACTTCTGCATGGCGCGCCCCATAAAACCGCGGATGGCACCGCCGCCGGACACGTATAAAGAGAGCCCGATGTATCAATATCTGGATATCCCGAAGGAGGATATCATAGCAAAACCGCGGAGAAAGCGCGTTGAGGTGATCAGTAAAGATGCCTAAGAGAAAAGAACCGGACGTCGGCAGGCAGCCGACCAACGAAGAGCAGATGGCGCTGCGGCAGAGCGCGCCCAGACCCACGGCGACGGAGGCCGACCTGATCATGGCCGGCGCGGAAGCCGCGGGTCCCGCTGCGCTGCAGGACATGGAGCCGCAGCCGAACGCTGTGAGCGGATATAACGTGCTGCAGCAAGTCGTAAAGAAAGAGGACGTGCAGAAGGCAGGCGTCACACTGCTGAAATACAAGCAGGGTAAGGCCAATCTGGAGCACCGTATCGTGACCAACGAGCAGTGGTATAAGCTCCGGCACTGGGGCGAGGTCAAAGACCGGCGCGGCGAGGTGGAGCCCACCAGCGCGTGGCTGCTGAACGCCATCCTCAACAAGCACGCGGACGCGCTGGACAACATGCCGGCACCGGCGATATTACCGCGGGAGCAGGACGACGAGCAGGAAGCGAAGATCCTGACAAACGTGATCCCTGTGATCCTGCAGCAGAACGACTTCGAGCAGGTATACAGCGACGTGTCGTTATACAAAATCAAGCACGGCACCGGCGTATACGGCGTGTTCTGGGATAAAGATAAGCAGAACGGTCTGGGCGACATCAGCGTGAACCGGATCGACATTCTGAACCTGTTCTGGGAGCCGGGGCTCACCGACATCCAGCGCTCGCCGCATCTGTTCGCGGTCGAGCTCGTGGACAACGAGCAGCTGCTGGGGATGTATCCGCAGCTCGCGGGCAAACTGAGCACGCCCACCATCGACGTGGCGAAATACGTGTATGACGATTCCGTTGACACCAGCGAAAAGAGCGTGGTGGTGGACTGGTACTACAAAAAGCGCGTGGGCGGCAAGACGGTGCTGCACTACTGTAAGTTTGTAAACGACGAGATCCTGTACGCCAGCGAGAACGACCCGGAGCTCAGGGAGCGCGGATGGTACGACCACGGACAGTATCCCTTCATTTTCGACACGCTGTACCCGGTGGAGGGATCTCCGGTCGGCTTCGGGTTCCTTGATATCGGAAAGTCCGCGCAGATCTATATCGACCGGCTCGGCAAAAGCATCATGGAAAACGCGCTGGCCAACAGCCGGCCGCGGTTTTTCTCGCGCAACGACGGCACGATCAACGAGAAAGAATTCGCCGACATTTCTCAGGACTTCGTCCACGTTGAAGGCGGGCAGCTGGGCGACGACAGCATAAGGCCCATCGAGGGCAAGCCGCTGCAGAGCGTTTACTATGAGGTGCTGCAGGGTAAGATCGAGGAGCTGAAAGAGACTTGCGGCAACAGGGACGTGAACACCGGCGGCAGACCCACCGGCGTGACCGCGGCGAGCGCGGTGGCTGCGCTCCAAGAGGCCGGTTCCAAGTTGTCGCGCGCCAACAGCCGGCAGGCTTACCGGGCTTACGCCGGCATGGTGACGATGATCATTGAGCTGATCCGTCAGTTCTATCAGGTGCCGCGCATGTTCCGGATCGTCGGCGTCAACGGCGCTGCGGAATACGTGAGCTACGACAATAGGCGGATGCAGGCGCAGCCTTTCGCCATGCAGTTCGGGATTCCGGAGCTGGAAGCGCAGCTCAGGACGCCGACCTTCGACGTGGAGGTGTCGGCCCAGCGGGCGAGCGCGTACAGCAAGCTCAGCCAGAACGAGCTGGCGCTGCAGTTCTACGGGGCGGGCCTATTCAACCCGGCGATGGCCGATCAGGCGCTTTTATGCCTCGACATGATGGACTTTGACAGGAAGGACGATATCCGGCAGAAGGTTGCGCAGAACGGCATGATGTACCAGCAGGCGATGGCTGCCGCGGCGGCAATGGGCATGGCACCCGGCGGCGCGCCGATGGGCGGACAGGCCCAAGCGCCGAAGGAGGATACGGCGGCGTCCGGAACCGGCGATGGCGAAAGCCCCGTGACCAAAAAAGCGCGGCAGGAGGCCGCAGAAAGGACGATGCCGAGATGATCAGAGCAAAGTTCAGCGTTCAAGGCAAAACGCTCAAAATGAGCGTCAGAGGGCACGCGAACGCGGCGAAAAAGGGCGAGGATCTGATCTGCGCCGGAGCCAGCATGCTGGCGTTTACGGCCGCGCAGGACGTGCGCGACATGGCGGACGCCGGGCGGCTGGAAGAAAAGCCGGTGATCAATCTGCAGGACGGACGGACGATCCTTGAGCTGACGCCGAAGGAAGACGCCTTTGCGGAAGCGCTGCACACGCTGTTCATTGTGCAAAAGGGGTTTGTGGTGCTGGCCGCCAACAATCCCAAATACGTGCGCGTGAAACCAATGACTGCATGATACGGGCATAGTCCCGATCAGATGATAAACGGATTCGCCCACCTACGGGCAGAAAGGAGCCACCTTTATGGCAGAAAACTTTATCGTTGCGCTGAATCTTCAGCTCTTCGCCGAGGGCGCGGGCGCGTCTGTCGGCGCCGGAGCGGAAGGCGGCACAGCAGCGCAGGGAACAACGGGCGTAATTTCCGCCGACGCCGGGCGGAGCAAGGGCGCAAAAAACCCGCTGGCTGACGTGATATACGGCAAGCAGCCGGGCGTGCAGGACGCCGCTGCACAGACGGGAGGCGATATTGCACCGCCGGACGCCGACGCGGCCTTCGACGCGCTTATCAAGGGCGAGTACAAGGACCAGTTCGGGAAAAAGGTGGAGGATATCGTACAAAGACGACTGAAGGGCACCAAAGAGACCGTAGACCGGTACGAAAAGCTCGCCCCGGTGCTGGAGATGCTGGGCCAGAAGTACGGCGTAGACGCAAAGGACGCGGACGCGCTGGCAAAGGCGCTGCAGGACGACGATTCCTACTACGAAGAAGAAGCGTTCGAAAAGGGCATTTCCGTGGAGCAGCTCAAACAGATCAAGGCGATGGAGCGCGAGAACGCGCAGCTGAAAGCTCAGATGCAGGAAGCGGCGCAGCGGCAGGCCATCGACCGGGATCTCGCCAACTGGATGGAGCAGGCGGAAAAGGCCGCGGAAGTATTTCCCGGTCTGGACCTGAACGTCGAGCTGCAGAATCCGCAGTTTTTCGGCCTCCTCCGGGACGGCATCGATCTGGAAACGGCGTACTTTGCGGTGCACCACAGGGAGCTTGTGCCGAAGGCCATGCAGTTCGCCGCCGATACTGCGCGCAAACAGACGGCGAGCGC